TAGTCCTATATGGACTATACAAATCAAAGTGATTTGGTATTCTTAATGAATATATCCTAGCGCCGTGAGTTTGTGTTGCTCCGTTTACCTTGAAAGGCCTCCGTTTCGCAAGCGAAACAGAGAATTTGGGTTGACACCCTATCTTTTCTGTGGTGATAGGGGTAATCGATCAGTGACACAAACATCAGTAATAAACCGAGTTTCGGGTCCTGGATTAACGTTTTCAACGCAATGTTACGATCAAGGTACTATCAATTTTCATAATAGTAATAGAAATTTTATGTTTATCAAACTGAGAAGAGTAGAATCCTCTTTCCGTTCACCGGTGTCTGCGGCCCTCCCTTTTGGGAGCAAACCGAAGTCCTAGAATTCATATAATATTTCCACGTTTTCAAAAATAATTTATTTAAATTTGCGACATGGGCCTATGAATGTGAAAAACTAGGTGACATTCTCCGTGTAAAAGCGGGGACTGAATTAGTAGAAATCTTTAAAAAGATAAAACTAATTTCAGGAGGAAATCTATCTTTGAGTTTAATTCATAAAATTAAAAAGTTTAATTCAAGATTGCGTAATATATTACTAACTAGAGGTCGAAAAGGTCTTGTTCTTTACCTTAAGACTTCTGCAGTATTATTACAACAATCTATATCTGGACATTATCATCCAGATGGGATGGACATAGGTGCTCGTATTTCACGGACATCCTATGGCTTACCTCGAATTATATCAGCTAATCATCGGATCTTAATCCGTAATAAAAGACCTGGATATACGATATTAATTAAGTTTTACTTAACAATATTTTCTATCTATAGGGTTTTACCTCTAGAAGGTATCCCTAAATTGTCTACTATTACTGATCCGGGAAAGCTTTATAATTTAAACAGCTTCACGAAGTACATGCATATGTTTAAGAAAACTTTTATCAAAGACGATACAAGATATCTCATACCTCGATGATATTTTGAAAAATCTTTCAAAGTTTTCTCCATATACAAGTCTTCACCTCAAACATCCATTATTAGGGAATCACCTTTAAAAAAAGATGATAAGGGTCCATTATGGTCAACTCACCCAACAGCCTTGTTGGAAAGTTGTGCTATAATGTTATCTGATACTCATTTACAGTTATTTAACATTGTAAATGAGTTCGCTAATAAGTATGCACCTATCTTGAATTTCTTTTTCAAGCAGTTGCAAGGTATTGTTCGAGATCCTAAAGGAAAACTAGGTAAGTTAGCCTTTAAGGAAGAAGCTGCAGGTAAAGTAAGAGTCTTTGCTTTAGTGGATCCGATTACTCAATGATTATTGTATCCTCTCCATAAGCATATCTTTGCGATTTTGCGAAGAATTCCTATGGATGGTACATTTAATCAATTGAAGCCTGTCTGGCGTCTTTTAAGACGTCAAAAGGTATCGGATTTACCACTATATAGCTTAGATTTAAGTGCTGCAACTGACCGAATGCCGGTTTCTTTACAAGCCGCCCTATTGGACGAATTAGTTAAAGAAATACCTAATTTCGGTCAGAAATGAAGCGCTTTATTAACAAACCGAGTGTATTATGCAAACGATGAGCGATATCCAGAGTGTAACGGTTCTTACCGCTATGCTGTTGGACAGCCCATGGGTGCATTATCATCATGAGGAATGTTGGCTCTTACTCATCACTTTATAGTTCAAGTAGCTGCCTGAAGGGCAGGTTTCCCTCATAAAAAGTTATTTAAAGACTATGCAGTCTTAGGTGACGATTTAGTGATCGGAAATACAAAGGTTAAAGACCAATATTTAAAGATATTGGATGAGTTAGGAATGTCTTGTGGTCTCCACAAGTCATTATTATCTAAGAATGGAACAGGATTGGAGTTTGCTAAGTCTACTTTTGTAGATGGAGTAAACGTCTCTCCTATTTCATTTAAAGAACTAGCTCATGCTTTAACTGATTTGTCTGCTTGAAGTGCTTTCAGTAATAAATTTAATTTGAAATTCTCTAAACAGGCACACATTTTAGGGTATGGTTATTTAGCTAGACGTAAGTCTTTCACTAAATTAAATCATGCTCTTCAATGTGTTTCCCTTGCTTTAGTAGCAAAAAGTGATTTTAATACCCAATCACTAAAGTTACGTAGAGGTTCAAATATTAAGTTTGACGGACCATTATTGGATCTTTTTAAATTAAAAGTCTTGAAAAAAGTTTCATCTTTCTTAATGAGAGAGATGGGACAATATATTCGCATCCCTATTAAGAAGATTCTTCTTAAGAAAGGATGAGACTTTAAATTTAAAAATTATGATCCAAGTCACTATGTTGCAGCTTATAATCTTGTAACTTTCCGCGAAGGAATTTCTATCGTGGAAAAGTTAAAGTTAGCTCAGCGTAACGTGAGTGGTCTCTGGAAGATACAAACTTTTGACCAAGCTCTTGAAACATACTTAAAAGTTTTAAACGAGAAAGCTGTTGCTTCTCTCGATTATTACTTACTAAAAAGGAAAAGTAGAGAGGTTTTGAAAAAAACTTCTTTACCCTACCAATTACGTATGTTTAGGGCCTGATCAAGGGTTTCTCATAAGGTTATTAAACTTATAAGATCCCAGCGGGGTGACGAATAAATAAATACATATTAACTATTATTTATTATTATTTAATTATTAATCCTTATTTATTTTAAGAGAAAATAAATCTAGAGTCGGAAGGTAAATTAGATTATGGTTGTACCAAAGGGCAACAATCCTTTTGGATAAAGTTTTTAACTTTATTAAAATCCACTAATCTAGTCCAACTATCTTGATTAATAGTAAAATAATATCTTTTACTAAATAATAGTAGTCATAATATGTAGTATTATTGAATTATACATTTTCTTAATATAATTCTTTTATTTATTAGTCCATCGTATGATCTGAATAACAATCTCAAAGATAGGTTTCACAAAGTGAATCCTTACCGTCCGCGAGGACGGTGCGCCATGAGTGCTCCCGTTGTATGGGAATCCTGTTAATTCAGGTGGGGCCATACAATGTATCAGTCGGC